GTCTCGGCCGTGCTGAAGGAGCTGTCCTTCGCGGTACTGGGCCCTCACCAGGTCCGGTACCCGCGTTGGACGGGGCTCGCACCTCTTGATCACTCGACCCGCGGTGTGATGATGGGTCTCCCACTTTCGTGGTTGACCCTGAACCTGTTGCACGCCTTTGCGGTCTCTCGGGCTCAGGTACGCGCGGACTCGTTTCTGGTCCGCGGAGATGACCTTGTCGGGTTCTGGACAGATGACCAGGCCCGACGGTACGAACGAGAGATGGAAGGCCTTGGCTTCGAAGTGAATCGGGCCAAGTCCTTCCGGTCCTCGTTCGGTGCCGTGTTCGCCGAGAGAACCGTCCGCTTGTGGCGGAAGGGCGTGCGCCGTCGTCAGCCTCTTCCCCGTCGGTTCCACCCGGGTGATCTTCCTGAACATTGGCCAATTACGGGTGTCTCCCTCCTCGGTGACGTCTCGTTGAAGACGATCACCGGTGTCTCGGACCCCCGAGGCCCCCCTCTTCGTGTGGTGGTTGGTCCCGCACTGCGGTCCCAGTGGGAGTCGCCGTTCTGCGAGAGTACGCGAAGACGCCGTAACCTGGCCGCCCTTGCCTATCAAGGCTTGGGAGGCCTGGCGCGGTCCTTGCGTGCTCGGCAGCCCGGCGTACCCCCATTTCTGCCACACGAGTTGGGTGGCCTCGGCCTTCTTGACCCCCTCACTGGCCGGTACAGCGTTCGGTTCGCGTCGTTCCCGGTTCGTCGCTGCTTGTGGGCAGCTTCGAGCCGGGGCCCTGCGGCCCGTGCACTTTACCGGTCGGTGAGGTGGTTGCGAGCTAACCCCAATGAGGGTTGGCTCAAGAAGAAGGTGGTCGAGACACTGGAGGAGGGAGAGGTGTTCTTCCGGGCCTGGGGTATTCCTACCCTGGACCCGGAGGCTACAGATTGGGCCAATCGCGCTTCCCTTCGTTGGATGCTCGAACAGAGCATCCCCTCCGGAGTCACGAGAGAGGACCAGTTGGCGGCGCAGGTCCGGCGACGATGGCGCGCGGCCGTCGCGCATGGCAAGCGCCGTTCCTGGTTCCCTCTCGAAGCTCCTGGTCGGTTGATCCGGAAGCTGTACCGCAAATATGCGGTCAGCTTCCCGCCTCGACTGGTGGGCAAGTGCCGAGCTGATGCCTGGCGCCTGCTTGCCCGGGTGCAGACCCTGGTGGCGGAGATGGGTCACGTATATGTTCCCCTTCTCCGCCAACCCCCAGCCTCTCGATTCGCGACCAAGACAGTGGCGGCGCGGAAGCGCAGCTACCACGGTCAAGGACGCAGGCAAGCCTAGCG